CCCATCTGCGTCCAAATTTATCTTTATTTTCTCCGATTCGCAAAACTTTTCAAAAACAACTCTTAATTGTCCTGAAATTGTCCTCTTTTCGTGTTTTGCAAGGGCTTTAATCGATTGGTATACCTCTATTGGAACCAATACTGACTTCCATTTTTCAATGTCCATCTGTTACTCCTAATGTTTTTCTAAGATTATATGGGATTTCATACTAAAAAGCAAGAAAAAAGGAGCCCCTTTCAGGGCTCCAGTAATTTTTCATTCTTCTTGGGAGGAAAAAGAAAGTGTTTACTTTGCTGTACCCCACGAATCACCGATTTCTACATCAGTTTTCATAGGTACATCTAAAGCTATAGCATCTTCCATAATTTTTGCAATAGCAAAAGCATCTTCTTTTGTTTTTACGCTGATAGCAAGTTCATCATGTATCTGTATCAGCGGTAAAAGTCCTTCCTTGTATATATTAACCATGGCTTGCTTGGTCATATCAGCCGCAGAAGCCTGAATGAGCCGGTTTAGAGCCTTATATGTATAGGCTCGCTTCAATCTTGTGGTTTGCCCATACTCTAGAATAGCTTCTTCGTAACGCATAGCCTTGCTCATGCCAAAAGTATCAGGCTCCCACAGATCAAACCGGCATTTTCTACCTTTGAGAGAGCGTATAGACCCGTTAGCCGTGTTATGTGACAGCCGTTCTGCTACGCCTTGCATGAGTTTTTTAACAAAAGGCACACGTTCATGGTACTGCTTGGTTAATTTTTTAGCTTCATCTTCTGTAATGTCGAGCTGTGCAGAGAGTTTGGACACACCCATGCCATACATCATGGCAAGATTAATTGTTTTTGCTTGCTTTCGTGGTATGTCCGCCATCTCTGCCACCATCGTATGGAAATCCATATCAGGATCGTTGGTATACTTCTCTACAAACTCTTCTACACGCGGTAACGGACCCGCCTTGCGGGATTTACCATAGACAGAAGCATAGTGCACCAAGATCCGTGGTTCCTGTTGCGAGTAATCTATCGAAGCCCATTGCTCTCCTTCTTCGGGTAAAAACAATTTGCGGATCATAGGACCTAATTCCTGATTACGGGCCGGTATCTGCTGTAGGTTAGGATGGTTCATTGAGATACGTCCGCTGACTGTCCCGCCATCATCTGATCGTATCTGGTTGATATGACTGTGTATACGCCCGTCATGGGCAACGTGCTTTTGTATTGTTGTAATAAACGTCCCATTGGTTTTATTAAGCTCTCTTGCACGGACAACCAGTTGTGGTAGGTCATGTTTGTTCTCTGATAGAAAGGCTTTTGTAAACGAAGGAGCATTTTTCTCTGTTTTTGGATAGGCAAGGCCCACTTCATCGAAGGCTTTGGCAAGCGATTGAGCCGCCCATATCTCTACGTCAAAGCCAACAACATGTTTTATCTGTGACAGAGCTTTCTTTTCTTCCTTGAGAAGATGTTGCTTGGTTCTCTCCACGCCATCTAAATCTATTCGCACTCCGCGTAAGGTCATGTCAACAAGACATGGGAGTAAATCTGTTTCCAACCCATGGACTGTCCACAGCTCCTCTGCTGATAACTTGTTTTTAAACATGTTCCATAGCTCTAGCGTCAGTTCTGCGTCTGTTTCTGCATAAGGACCAACATACATGGCCGGTAGCTTCCACATTTCTGCTTTCGGGTCTACACCAAAAGATTTCGCAGCTTCTTGCAAGGCTTTCTCTGACTTGGTTTTATTAAGATAGTCGTAAGAAAGAGCGTTCAGGCTGTAACTAAACCGGTTTTCATCCAGTAATGAAGCTGTCAGCATCGTATCAATGATGCGTCCCTTGACCTCAAAACCGGTCGCCCGCAACCAACCAAGGTCATACTGTGCGTTGTGCATGATTTTGGTGGCGGGTGAACCCAACATGGGTCGTAACCAGTTTTCGACAATA